GTTATGATGCATACAATCATACCAATATTGCTCGTGTTTTAGCTGAGTGTGATATTACATACACGATGGCTGATAAAGAAACTGAATCCGTTCCATTTATACATGGATCTGAAGCAGGTTTCTTAAAACATAATGCAGTATGGGATGATGAATTGCAATTATACCGTGCAGTTATTGAGGAGAGTTCGATATCTAAGATGCTCCATGCACATGGAAAATCACAGATTTCGGAAGAACTCCACGCTGCCTGCACAATAAAGGATGCCTTGGATAAGTACGCACATTTCGGACGTGAGAAATACACAGAGAGATGCGCGCAACTCAAACAAGTAGCAGACGAATGTAATCTCGCAGGACTTGTAGGGTCGTTCCCGACTTATCAGGAACAACTTTTAAAGTATTGTGAGAAATACGAATGGGACGAAAACCCATACCCACCCTCGAAAGAGGAGTAGGGTAAATTTTCGAAATGTAAAATTGCGTTGGTTACATGCAATAAAAACCAAAGAACCCAAATGAGGTAGTTACGAATTTGCATTTAGTATCTTCCAAACTAATTGTATATTACGAAAACTTATTTGTCTTGAACCTCCCCCGAGAGGTACCATTATTTAGTGGAGTAGTTTGAAACTACAATAAGAGAAGCTCTGATTCAGGTGTGTTGATGCATACACTTGTTTTAAATATAATTATCGCATTACTAGTATTACACAATATCCAAATGCATTGGATTTAAGTATGCATAATGGGGAGATCCAGTCCCCTTATACACTGGAAACGGCGTTGGTGCGTATTCACCAACTAGAACATGATGTCGCACGAAAGTATGGACACAGTAGAAAATTAAAACGCAAGATTTTAGAGTTGCAATCAGAAATTGATAAATTACATGATGCAATTTTGCCGTCTCAATCCGCAACTATGAATGTTAGCGCGGCTGATGATACTGCAAAAGCAGAAATCACAACATTTGCCGATGAGTCTGCCGGTTGGAATACTACGGTACCCACCGCACCAGATGCTACATTCAATTTAGCGAATAATAGCGATAGCGATTTAGGTAATTTTCTGCGCCGTCCAATTAATGTGGCAACGTATCAATGGGCTATCAATTCACCTTTATTTGAGACATTGAACCCATGGACAGCTTATTTAACTAATCCTTTTATTCGGGATAAGATAGCTAATTTTGAGCTTTTACGCATGAATTTGCATATGAAAGTATTGATTAGTGGAACACCATTTCATTATGGCAGAGCTTTAGTATCATATAATCCATTGAGTGGATTTGACCAAGTTACAATAGAACGTGGTCTTGGTGCTGCTTTAGATGCCGATTTGGTCGGAGCTTCGCAGAAGCCCCATATCTTTCTCAACCCAACTTTAAATGCTGGTGGAGTTTTGGAAATTCCTTATTTTTATAAAGAGAATTACATTCCACTAACAAAACCGGATATTACGGATGGTTTAGGAGAAGTAGTGTTTAGGTCTTTTGGAAATTTACGGCATACTGATGTCGGTAATCCAGTAACCATTAATGTATATTTATGGGCTACTGATGTTACATTGACAATGCCAACTTCCAAATCACTTCCTCCTTTGCCTTCTCAATCCGGAGCTATGAACTCTGGTGATGAGTATGGTCAGGGAATTATTTCCAAACCAGCTTCTGCTGTTGCGAAAGCAGCAGGGGCGTTAAAAAGCATTCCACTAATAAGACCTTATGCACGAGCTACAGA